GCCGCGCCACCAATCAATGCTTCACCGATAGCTTGTTTAGGATTAACCTGTATTCCCTTCTTGGTTTCTATAGTCTCACCCACTTGTTGAGTGAATGATTGTAATCCTTCTGGAACACCTTCGCCAATGAAAGACGCAGCAAGTCGTTTAGCAAATGAACCAACTGCCTTCTCGCCACCCGGAAGATACTTTGCGCCAAACGCATTTAGCAAACCAGAACCAGCGGCAGTTGCCACCGCATAAGCCATGTCCTTATCTGTGGGTTCTGTGTAGCCATTGTTCTTTGCTCGCTCCAAGGCAACTGGCCCGACGATCTGCGCTGCTTCAAACAACGCTGGGCCTACGAATGAACCCGCTGCCGCGCCAGCAACGCCTGTAGCGGGACTTATCAATGCGCCAAGTCCACCGCCAGCAACTGCACCAGCAATACGAGTCCCAATACTACCAATAATCTGACCAGTTTGTTCAGCAATAGCTCTTGGTGCATACTGGGGAGCAAACCCTGCAATCTGGAACTCACCTTCTTGTGGCTCCATGAATCTTTGACCAGCAGAAACATAACCTTCTGGTTCTTGAATCGCACCTTTCAATGCTGTGGCTACTGCCGGGAATCCAGCAACTTGTGCCGTCTCCCCTATAGCTTCAAGCGGTTGACCAAATGATTGCTTGAGTGCCGCTGGTATTTGCGAGATTTCTTGACCAATAGAAGTGCCTACTGGTTCTTGAGGAGCAAAAATATTAGGATTTTTTGAAGCAAAATCAACGATCTCATCAACACTATATCCAGAATCTTTAGCTTTGCGGAAGCCTTCATTTTGCTGTCCAAGGAAATCTATAATTTCATCGTCGTTGTATCCAGCCTCCCGCGCTTTGGCTATTGATTGAACAGAAAATTCCATGCCTTTATATTTACTTCATGGGTTAAACCAATCCAAGATTTTTATTTATTGATCCCAAAGAAAGAACCAAGTGGGGGACGTTGCATTTGCTGTGGCATTGATTTAGACGCTTCTTTTGTTGGGCCAGTTGGCGCGATACGAACAAATGAAGAGTTACTATTCCCTGCTCTTAATTGCTGCAATCTACTCGGAGAGTTTTTGATTGTTTGATATGCAGAAAGCTGTCCTTCACTAAGTTCTATGAGTGGAGTTTTCTTGTCATTAGGATCAAGATTTTTTTGATACAAGATAACACTTCTGGGAACTTTTTTTATTTCTTTAGTTTCTGGATCAACCGCTTGAGCTTCTGGATCAATAATTTCTTTTGCTGGAGATTCTGTGTATGTTGTATTAAACACACCACCATTTTCTTTCAAAAACTTTCCAAGTTTACCTTCTGCCAATTCAGTCGCAGCCGAAGTAAATATGGTTTGATATTTATCAATATCTTCTTTGTTTGTTCCAAAAGTAACTGAGTCGGATTTTGCGCCAGCAGTCATTGACTTTGCTTCAGTTACAGGTTCAAGAATTATTCCAGTAATATTATTTCCAATTGCATCGCTTTGCTCTGGTTTAAGCGGATAAAAATCTTTTCCTAATTGTGCTTTATTGTTTTCAAAGTTTTTATTAGAATCAAAAACAAGAGACAAGTCTTGCATCACTACCATCTTTTTATTTTCTGGAAGCGAGTTGTATTGTTCTGAAAATTGTTTAAATGAAGCAACTTGCTCTGGAGGTGCTGGATTTTTAATAGAATTTAGAAGTGCCTTCTTGTATTCTGGAGACTTGATTGATGCGGCCATGCTTTCAACCGCTTTTACTTGTGGCCCTTTATATGTCATTTCAGTAGCACCACCCTCTTCTTGCATTGGTTCTGTTGGAACTGCTTCTGGAAGTGGAGGCTCTACAATTGTCGATGAACCCAATTGATTTGCAGGCATTCCAGTTTGTCCTTGCGTCATGGGTTGCGATACTGCTGTTGTATCAGAAATTAAATTCTGATCTGGGTATGTCGTGTCTGGAGGATTCTGACCCAACAATGTCATTCTCGCTCTTTCTTCTGGAGTATAGACCTGTCTACTATCCATACCTTGACTGGCTTTTTCAGTAGTGCGTGTATTGTAAGCATCAATCTGACTCTTCCTCAAGAAGTCATCCGCTGCAATTTGATTCATTTTAATTCCAGCTTCTAATGCTGGCATCATAAACGGATTCCTCGCAACTGATGGGTCAGTCAAGAATGGCATCAAAATGGAATACGCCTCACCCGACTTACCTTCTCCAGCCTTTTTCATCGACTCCTGCATACTCTGCTGAAACATAGGTAGCATCTCCTGCGCTTGCTTCTGCTGCTCGCGTTGAGCCAAGGCTTGTCCTACATTCTGACCAAGTTTAGCCAAAGAATCTCCAACCCATGCGCTATCTTGTGATGTGCGATTGGTTCCTGTCATTATGAGTTCTGCGATAGACATAGTGTTTTATACTCCGTAAACAGTTTGTTGCGCTGTTGGTCTTGGAACATTTGCGTTGCCTCCAGCCAAATCACCAGTAGCTACGTTTCCTCCTTGATAAAGTCGGCTTGGTGCAACTTGACCATATTGATCTGCTCTTGTTGTAAATGTGTATGGCGTGTTGTAAAGTGGTGTTGCTCCTAATCCAGTTCCCGATCCACCAAATCCTCCCATACCTCCACCCATACCGCCAGCACCAAACGAAAGTCCTTGTTGTGCAGCACCAATATTACTCATACCCATCAACGCGCCAGAGGTAGCCTTACCAATGTCAGATACACCTTGGCCTACTGCTTGTTGTGCAGCGTAGCTTGCGGCGATGTTTTCTTTGTTTGCTCCGTAGATGTTCTCGTAAACGCCAGCAGTCATTCTTGCTTTTTGCAATCCAACTTCTGCTGCTGCCGTTTGGAATCCAAGTTGAACCCTACCTACATCCAATGGGTCTGCTGTAAATGCTCTCGCCAACTGCTGCCAGTTCTGTGCTGTGCCTTGGATTTGAGAAGTAGCAGCTAACCCAGTTCTTTGAAGATCAAGGGAGGTTAAACCAAATTGTCTTGGAACTAATGCTTGTGCGGCTTGGAATCCACCAGCCCTTCCTGCAACTGCTGGGTTGAATCCTGCACCACCAAACTCAGCGATGTTTCGCATGGTTTGTTCTCTGACATCTTGGGGGATTTCGCCTCTCAAGTATTGGTCAGTAACATCCATTGCTTGGTTAAGTTGACCAACTGACCTTTGCCTTAGTGCCGCTGCTCCGGGCTGGAACTTTTCCAATTCACCTCTATTATATTGTGAAATTCTACCAGCATCACCGATCATTGATGCAAGGTTATACTCTGGAACCTTAACCTCATCGATTCTCTTTTGGACTTCGCGTTGTCCTTTTTTATATGCTGCTGCTGCTTTGCCTTGCGCCCGCTTTGCACGATCTGCTGCTGACATTGAGATAGCCGCCGATCCTGCCGCTGCTCCAACCGCTACCACACCAGCAGCAATAGCGAATCCGCTGGAGTGAAACATCATTGGATGTTTGTTAAAAAGTAAATCTTCTGGATGCTGAAGGAATCTCATTTGATTAAGTCGGTTCGGTTATGCCGCCACTTCTGCACCCTTGGGTCTTCCTTGGCGATGTGAGGATTAAAGTCTCTTGAAGTGATGCTGTCAATAATTTCGTCTGGATCAGTTAAGTCTGTGACATGGCAAGTAGTCCAGATTGTGTCTTTGTGAGTAGCAAGCATACGCCTTGTTCCTGCTTCTGTAATGCCGCTGTAGCCTGTTTTGTAGCGGTGGGCAGGGATGCCGTGATACCAGACAGTCACATCACCTTTCATAATAAAGAATGGATGGGTAGTCAGATGGAGCAAGGTTGTAAGAATTGTATCCTTCGGCATATAAATTTCCCGAATATACATACCCGGCGTGAACCTATGCACCAGCGGACATTCTCTTGGAGGTAGTTTCAGAATCTCCAAGTCCATCAAGTTAAGCTCGTAGTCTGGATCACCATACCCAACTACGCTCCTTGCATCAATCTTGTCTGGAATTGTCAGCGTCATCGGTAGAGGAAATAATCGTTGGGTGTTGGTGACAATATATCAGCACCGATTAGATTGTCTGCCCGACTATAGTTAGCAATCCGCAATGGAGCGCAAGTTGGAATCTCTAAGCCTTCCATCTCTTTCTCTTGCTCCTGCACGGCCAATGACAAGTTACTCAAGAACTCTTGCGCCTTGCGATTCTCCCGCGAGTTCAATGCAAGAACTGCATAGATCATCGCATCTGGGATGAACTCAACCAATTCCTTTGGATCGGTCAAATCAAAGTATTTCTTCGATGCGTAAAGCGTAATACACTCGCACGTCCTCGGTGCTTTGAACCTACGGAATGTAGGGTGAGCATCATTCGGTTGATAGATTGCTATCAGCGTCTTTGCTTCCAATGCAGTATCGTAGGCATACACGCGAATCCTGCCTTTAGTGACTGGCTTGGTTACTGACCGAATCCCCTTCACAAGAAGATCAGACTTAGCCAGCGTTGGAGGATTGGCAGTAGTTACTTTAACCTTATGATAGGTGTCATACTGGTCTTGTGCTTCAAACATCAACTCTACGCCGATGTCATCAGCTTCCTCGGCCATTACCCCGATTTGGTATGGATGAGTAGTATAATCACGGAAGAGAACATGGAGTCCTCCTACTTCTACAATTCCTCTATGGCATGAGTTCCCTGCTTGAAGAGCAAAAGCATTTGTAGCATTGAACCATTCGTCAGCGAGGCTCGCAGACTCATCACCGATCCAAGCAAGTTTGATTTGCTCATATCGGGCTGGAAGCGTGAAGCAATCGTTCACGCAACAAATCTGGACGTATTCTTCTTGCGAAGTCCACGCCCTTTTGTTCCAAAGTAGTCGCCTTGCTTGGTTTACGGCTTTGACAGCACGTTCATAATTGCAAACGCCACTGTCTCCGACGAACCCCTTCACAAGTTCTACCATCTCTTCGAGGGTATCAGCCATAGGGATTATCGTTTCCGATAATTATTTCTGGTAGCCTTGCTTGGGAGTGCCAGCAGTCGTGTAGATGCTGGGCTTCTTAGAACCAAGGTTCGGTTTGTTCCCCATAGTCTCACGGATCATGCCGCGAGTTGGTGAGCCGCCTGAAACAAGGCGAGGATCAGTTCCTTTTAGTGGTGTCATATGTTTATTTTCTTTATGGCTATGTTAATTACAAAGTATGAACTGCCATCCATTCAATACTTGTTATGTTAGAAATGTTGTTTTCGACTCGGATAGAAAATCCAGTCGTTGTTTTACTTGCGTTATTGAGTGAAAATAACGGAGTAGTAGAAACTCCAATTGTTCCGGCGCAAACTGGAGTAATTGATACCGCATAGTTTACATCTGGGAGTGCAGCAAAAGAAACAGTTTGAATTGAGTCAGCAGTAGGAACCCCCGTTACTATACCCCTTCTTACTTTTACCGCTGGTTCTAAAGCAGTAACGCGAGTATCAAGCGCATCAATTTCGTTCTGCTGGTTAGCAAGAGTTTGATTGATTTGTGAAATTTGCGATGGTGTTACATCACCAAGGCCCGGAACAAGAATTGTTCCATTGGAAAGAACCTCATCAATGAATTGCTGAAATACATTCTGCCAGTTACCAGTTGGACAGAAGTCATCTGGAACATTTGGAAACGTAAGTGCTGGAGACGAAGATTGATTGTCCATTAGATTAATTCACGATATTGTATTTCCAATATTTCTCTTGGCAACACAAAAATGGTTCACACTCTTGATTTTCTTCTGGGCAGTCACCAACTGGAGAGTCATCGTTATTTTTAATGTTTGCCATCAGTCGCACTCGGTCAACTGTAGCTGCTCCGGTTAAGTTTACTTTGATCTGGAATTCTGATCCTTCTACCGATGGGATGCCTGCCAAGTCATTGCACTCGCTTGGGTCTGGTGTGTTAAACTTGTAGCGTTTGTAGCGATTACCTCCTCGTTGCGGGAAGCATTCGGTTACTTGTGGCGAGCATGGGTCACACCCAAATGTTGTAGGCACTTTCAGTTCTGACCAGCACGGATTAGAATCGGCGCGGAACTCGGCTGAACTTTGAACTTCACCCTTAATCTCACTCATCCACATTTCTCCACCAGTAATCTTTTTGCGGAGGAACTTGTTGGTAGCCCCGCTTCGATTGAAGTCATACCTGCCAGTTGTAAAGAAGGATTCTATCTGCCTGCTACCATTAGGGCCGTAGTCATCGCCTTGAGCTACAGTAAACTCGTAAAGTCGGTTCTTATTGTCTGCATCGAATGAGAACCCGAATCCACGCTTTTCACCTTGGATCAATGCAGTGAGCAGTTGAGTTGGTCTGATGCCTGTCCAGATTCCATTCCAGCGGAATTGAAGTTGTGCGTCTGGTGCTGGTGAGGAAGATTGATCAAGGTCGAGAACTACCATTCCGCGATGATACCTATTCAATCCCTCTACACCTTCTGCGCGGTAGGTCTGTGGCGAAACTGTGCTGATAAGGTAGTTATCGAAGAACATTGTAGAAGCGAATTGCTTCAGCCAAGGAGTATCATTTGATACCCACTTGTTCACTTCTCTTGATAATTTGCGAAGTGAAAAGTATCTGGCGAATTCAGATTGGCTATTGGAGTAGAATGCCCAACCATCGTGTGACCTAAACCAAAGTTCCGAGTTAGCCAACCCCACATACGGGCTTGTGCATCCGCGCCCAAGGAGAGAGATGCGCTGAATGTTTGATGTATTCCATTCTGACCTTGGGATAGATACATCCATTGAGAATGCTCCATTTCCAGTTAGGATTACAAGCTCACCTTGGCCGCGAAGGTTGGTTCCAATCTGTGGCATGACCTTCATCCCTGTGATATTCCCCATCATTGCAGGAGTAGAGAATGCCCCGCCCTCTGCCCAGTATCCTATCTCGGTGAAGTTCTCGGTATTCTTGGTATCGGTGAATCCGTTTCCATATATAATATCCGAAGCGTAGATTTGATTGAACTTATCAGAAACAAAAACCCGACCGAAAGCGTATTCCATCACAGTTCCAATCGGCATCTTGGCAAGATATGGATTCAACCGATAAGCTGGAATATTTAAATCACCATCCCATGCTATAGCATTTTGGTATCCGTTTTGGATATACACCCGATCTTCGGCTTGCACAAACCATGTGTGCATCATACCCGGATCATTCCCTTCGATAATCTTATATGCCGTTGCGCTGTTGTTTGCGATCTTCAGAAAGTAGATTGTTCCAGATACCGAAATCAGTATTCCATCAGCGGAGTTATATTTAACCGCTCGATATGGATACGCGCCTTGGAAGTTTCCATTCTGAATATCGTTAACGATATTTGCATCCTGCCCCGCGCCAACTTCAATGGAGATGTTACGAATGCTTGGCCTTGTTCTATTAATGCCACCTCGGAATGTCCTATTTACTGACTCTGATACTACAGACTCTGGCAAATACGATGGATGCGTATCAGCGTCTTGCGCTATAATACTTGTGAATCCATCAAAAACTGATCCTTCGGCTGGCATTATGCGTTGACACTCTTGATTACAATAAATCGCAGACTAATAGCTTCGGATAATGATCCTGCGGTAATGTTACGGATTGTGACATTGGCATTGCCTGTTGCTGGAGCTACCGCAAAATTGTATGAACCAAGCGTTCCTCCAGATATATGACTTACAAGCACGATGTCAGTAGCGTCGATAACAGAATTGCTCAAGTTAAAGGTAACGGCAGTATTGGCCGCGAGTGCCGCATTATCGGTAACGATAACTCCAGTAGGACGATTGAGAGTAACAGCGTTTGTTTTTGCGCCTGCACCTTGAGTAACCGATCCACCAGCACCAGTGTCATATCCAATCTTGGATGAGTTACCATTAGCGAGAATCGTGCTGCTTGAGGTAATCGCGGCAGTTGAAGTTGCTCCAGATACAGTAAGTGATCCTGCGGTAACTGCTCCAGATGCCGTTACACTTGCTGCGGTAATAGCTCCAGTTGATGCAAGTGATCCAACGCTAACTGCTCCAGTAGTAGTAAATGGTTGGCTACCAAGATTAACTGGCGCGGATTGCAGGATATTATTCAGCGTAACAAACTCCACGCTCCCAGTTGAATTTTTACTCAGAAGAGTATTACTCGCTCCATTAGTCCACGATATTGTTCCGTTTGTGTTGGATACAAGAACTTGACTGGATGGTGGAGTTTGAAGAGTTCTATCGCAAGCGGAAGAATCTTCTACAACCAACCTCTTAGCAATTGCTGTAAGCTCGCGGGGTTCGCAGAACAATGGATATTCCAAGTCGCATGGAGGTGCTGGAGTGCATGGAGTCATAATATTTAGTTCAAAGTATCAGACGGAGTTTCTTCAGTTAATATAGGTTCAACCGAGGGTTCTGTAACTTGTTCTTGGTTCTCTTCTGTAGAGGGTTGCGGAGCTTGAACCTCATTCAGAATATCGGGCAAAGTTGCTTTAATGCCAGCAAGATCATCTGGAAGTGGAGTCAAAGTAACATCGCGGAGTGCTTGCTTCGCGGCAATGATTTCAGCCTTCTTCTCTTCGTCGTTAGCTTCAACTGCCTTCATAAAGTCAATGTCGAGCTTGGCAAGTTTAGGTGCGCGAGCAGAACGGAACTTATCAAGATGAATAGCTTTTGCTTTATCAATGTTTACCTTTGCGCCAGTTTCAGCGTCAAACTCGTATGCGTTGAAGTAGTCATTATCAATGTCAACTGATTCAACGATCTTGTATTCTACTCCTTCTGGAACATCTTTGATTGCGTCATTAACATCGCCAGTAGGGATGACTACTGCTACTTGTCCGTTCGGTTGTGGATAGGTAATAAACATAAAATTAGTTTCCGAAGATTGACAATGTAACTATTGTGGTATCTGCCGGTTGTGGACTAGAATTTACCCAAATTGTTCTAATTCTAGCGGATGTTGTCAATAATGGAGTAGATATATTATTCAAACTGTTGAGATCCAAAAGCATTCCTCTTGGTGTGGTGGGGTCGGAAGAAACAACAGAACCGGAAACAGAATAATTCGCATCTGCCATCGCCGTAGCAAAATTCACAGTATAATCACCAGTTCCATTCTTCGTAACGCTGGAAACATTGAAGCTGGAGCGAATTGTTCCGGGCGATGTAGTGCCATTAAAATTCACCCATGCTTTTGCAATACGGGTTTGCTCTGTAGTGCCAAGTTTTGCTGCGGTGACAGATCCATTAGCGATCTGCGTTGCACCAACAGAGCTAGCGGCAAGCACAGCACTCGTAAACGAGGTTGCATCGTTAAAAGTAATTCCTGCGGAGTCGATTGTTGTTGGCATAATAATTAGTTTCCGAAGATTGCTACATTTACTCCCCTAACATCAATTCTTCCATCTGTGTTATTATCAAATGTATGTATTCTAATTGATGATGTTAAAATTGCGCTTGTATCTGGAACCAAAACTGAAGGCCCAGCGTTTATTGTTCCATTTGTAATATCTGATGCTGATCCTGATACAGCATAATTAGCATCACTCATCGCAGTAGTAAATGTAATCGTGTAATCACCAGTCCCATTACGAAGAACACTTGTCACATTCCCGCTTGCACGAATAAGACGATTTGTATTTGCTGTGCTTGTTGCACCAGAAGTATCCCTTGTGCCATCAAAGTTCACCCATGCACGGCAGGCGTAAGATGGAGCGGAACCAGATGCAGTAGATAGTGCCGTAGCAGTAGTTGCATTCCCAGTCACATTCCCAGTCAAGTTTCCTGTAATGCCACTCGTAGTCAGCGTAGCGGCAGTAGTGCCATTGACCTTGAGATACCCTTGCGCGAGGCTGGAGTCGTTTTCTAATGAGAGTGATGTTGCCATATTATTATACTACAGTCCATGTTGATCCGCTTGGCACTGTTACTACAATTCCAGAATTAACTGTGATTGGGCCAGCGGACATTGCATTTTTGTTTGTGGTGATCGTGTAATTTGTAGTAACAACTTGATCGTTTTCCCAAAATACTTCATCTGTTCCTCCACCTGTAATTCCAATTCCTGTTGGGCCAGTTGCTCCAGTAGCACCACCACCCGGCCCTATTGGGCCTTGAATGCCTGTAGCTCCAGTTGGCCCTATTGGGCCAGTCGCCCCTGCTCCGGGGCCAGTCGCGCCTGTTTTACCATTCAATGATACAATGACAATCTCATCACCAGATGGGACGGGATTATTCATTGTAATGGTATATGGGTATCCTTGGGTGATTGTATAATCCAATGGGTCTTGGACTACTCCATCAATTGTTACAAGGAATGATGCGCTATTTGTTGTCGCGGCTCCATCAATGTTGAAGGTAACTTCAGTTCCATCCCCAATGTATCCCCAGCGGATTCCGCCACCAGTCTCTGAAGCAACTATTGCTATACGAGCGTAATAAGCTGCACGATCTGCAATTGAATTCAATGCCGCCTCACTTGGGCCGCATGGATTGCATTTAGAACTTCTGGAATTTCCACAACTCATAGTTGATTATCGTTTACGATAAGGTTGATTGTTTTCATTGCAAGCATTTTTTTAAATAATTACACCACTGTCCATATTCCGCCAGATGGGACCGTGACAACAGCGCCAGACGCAATTGTGATTGGGCCAAAACTACCAGCGTTTTGCGCTACTGGAATTGTGTAAGATGTATTTACTGTTTGTCCATTCAGAAAGAAGATGGCATCAGTTCCTGCACCTGTAGCCCCGCCTGCTGATCCTGCTGGGCCAGTGGCTCCAGTTGCGCCAACCCCAGTTGCACCAGTCGATCCAATTCCAGTAGCTCCAGTCGGGCCTTCGATTCCAGTAGAACCAGTTAATCCAGTAGCTCCGGTAGCTCCGGTAGCTCCTTCTAAACCAGTGGCTCCTGTGCTACCCTGTAATCCCGTGGCCCCAGTCAATCCAGATGTAACGATAGCAAATATCAATTGCTGATTGTTTATGAATTGCGATGTCCCTCCAGATGTAACAAGTGTTACTGGAATTGAGATATAACTATTAAGAACAACAGTAGGTGTAGCGGTAATCCTCCAAGTTTGGAAATTGGTTGAATTGCTTTGGTCTTGAATAATGAATGTATCGTTTGTTTTGAATAACGGGAAGAAGACATCAATATCATTTCCAAGTGCGTCAATGTGAGAAAGCGTTACAATTGATGAAGAGGCTTGAGTTGCGTTATCCCAATACAATGTGTTTATTGCAGGGGTTCCGCTCGTTATAGTTGTGTCAGCTTTGTAATTGTAAAAAGTAGATGATTGTCCAGTAAGTCCAGTAGCACCTTGAACTCCTGTTGCGCCTGTGGCTCCGATTCCAGTAGCCCCAGTGCTTCCTTCTGGCCCTGTGGCTCCCGTAGCTCCAGTTGGCCCATCTACACCAGTAGCTCCAGTAGTTCCCGCGCCAGTCGCCCCTTCTAATCCCGTAGCCCCAGTTGGCCCTTCGATTCCAGTAGAGCCTGTAGCTCCAGACCCGCTCGCTCCCATAGGCCCAGTCAATCCTGTAGCTCCGCGAGGGCCGACCATTCCAGTTGATCCTTGTGGCCCGATTGGGCCTTGCTGACCAGTAGCTCCTGTGGCTCCAGATGCACCTATGCCTGTAGAACCTTGCAATCCCGTTGCACCTTGCTGCCCAGTCGATCCTGTGCTTCCCGTAGCCCCGCGCAATCCTGTAGCTCCAGTAGTTCCGTTAATACCAGATAATCCCGTGGCTCCAGTTGCGCCTTCGCCCGTAGCTCCGGTAGCTCCGGTCGGGCCACCACTTGGGCCTGTAGAACCAGTGAGTCCTGTAGCCCCTGTAGCTCCGACTCCCGTTGCTCCAGTGGCTCCGCTCGCCCCAATGGATTGTAACGCTATGCAAGCAGAATGCGCGGCACTCGCAGCACTTTCTTTTGCTGACCTTGCATAAGATGCAACTATGATAGTTTCATTACAATTTCCCATATGGATTATCGTTTACGATAAAGTGATTTTTAATTCAAGCGTTTTCCACTAAAAGATATAGAATCGTCTTTTGGTTGTATCGGTTCATTTCCGAATAGACGAGGTTGATGAATCCGTCCCATTGTGAAGGATAGATAGTTTGGCATCCTTCAGAGGAAGTCGATTTGTAACTTCCCTTATGGATGTTGATAGCGATGCCCATATCGTCTCCAGTAATGTCTCGCGTAACAGGCAACTCCTCTTTGGAGTTAGCAGGTCGTAACGCTGGATAGCCGCCTCCGGGCTTAGAGATACCATGATTTCCTTTACGATACCTATGAACACCCGTTTTAAGAACCGCAATACCTTTTTTAAAAACAGAAGGATCGGTATTAGCGTTAAACGTAGCGTGAACAGAAGGGGATAATAGAATAATCGCATCATCATAAATTCCCCTTTGATTGCCAGATGGAGCGAATGTTTCAGAGTAATATCCTCTTATTCCCACCAACGCAACGCGATCTTCAATCCCTGCACGGATAACCATTGCAAGGGTTTTTTCTTTCGCCTGCTGAGGTCTGGAGTTAGGAACCATTAGCCTTTACGGATAATATTGATTAACCCAACAAGGCCAAGTCCTGCAACAAGAATAGCCTCTTGGAGTTCTGGTTCGATCTTAACTCCTGCTGCCGTAGCGATCAGAATTAATCCGCGCCATGTAGAATTTTCGCTCAATTTTGCGAGCAATGTGTTAATTGTTTTTTTCATTTTTTTGTTCCTTTTGGTTCGGGTAGTTCATATGTCAAACGCCCGTAGTCTGTCTCTAATGAAACTCCAAGTGTTGTGCATCCACTCAAAAATGCCATTGCGAGAAATGCAAGTGAGATCAAGATCAGCACAAGCGCGAGTTGGTTAGGTTTCATTTTCAATTTCCAATTTTGTTTTTGAGAAATTCAAAAAACACTGTCCAGATAAATGCTGCTGCCGCAATGATTCCAAATGCGTAGCCCCGATGAGATTCTAACGAACGCAAGCGTTTTTCAAAGTCAGCAAATTTACTGCCAAAGTCTTTTTGATTTTCTAACACAAGATCAAGTTTTCCAGAAAGGATTCCAAGTGTTCGCTGAATGTCATCTTGCTCCATCATAAGATTAGTTTTCTATAAAGTGAGAACTCGTAAGTTTGGTTTCTGCACTGCACCATTTCAGCCACTCTTTTGCAACTGAATCAGAATCATGCCACCATGCGCGAAGATTCATGCTTTTCCAGTATGAATCCCAAACCCAAAGTTTATTTTGATTTGTTGGATAAAGGTAGCATGACAAGGCATGACTAAACTTAGGAGTATTTACAATGAGAACTTTTGCTTGAATCCCACTTTGTTTCAATGCTTGTGTCATAGCAATTGCTTCTGGCAAACAAGCATTTTTATATTTACCGACAAATTGCGGTTGATCTACTGGGGGAGTAGATGTGCAGCTTGTTAGTAAGATAACAAATATGGAAACAAGGAATTTCATTCTTCAACCCAAGTGTAAATTCCATTCACAACTTTAAGTGCAAATGTTCCTTGGTCGCTTGGCGGTGTAGGCATACGCTCGGCGACGAGGATGGGAGCCTCGTCAACCCGAACGTAAATCTTGCCGTCCGTCACGTTGATCGCAATTTCGCGTTCGATCCATTGAGCAGTGCTTGGTTTAGCACCGGGGATTAAACTCTGCAATGGGAGGATGCGTGATGGGATTTCGGTTTCGGACGGCATTTGATTTTAGACTCCAAATTTTAAATGTTTAAAGCATTTTCTTGTTCTGGAAAAATACTTTGAAACTCTTCTTCAGAGATTTCAGTGGCTCCTGCTTTGATGAACTCTTCTGCAATCTCAGGCATTGCAGCAATAAGAACATTTCCTTGTTCATCCATTGGCGCATCAGTTACTAAAGCAAACCAAGTCTCAGCTTCATTGGAAGGATATCCAGAAGCCTTGTCCATGTTGTCTCGAATTGTTTCGTATGTGACCGAATCAGTTTTGAAGTATTTGTTCATAAGATTTTATTGGTAGATTATCAGAGACCGTATTTATTTTTTGTGGTTTGATAAATTAAATTAGATTGTTGCTCAGTTAGTGAAGAGCTGTACGCCAAAACGTCTCCTATGTTTCCGTCAAAAAAGTACGTTGTTCTTCCGCCACCTAGGTTATACAAACCTCCAACAAAATTAGTCGAATTTGTAACCGAACTTCCTATTTGTTGATTGTTCAAGCGTAAACTCATAACGTTACTGCTTCTTTTTAAAGTTAAAAGTCTCCATGTATTGTTCATAACTTTATTTGTTGCGTTAATTATGAGAGTTGCCGTTCCAGCAGCAGTTTTTGTCCAAATTTCGTAAGCGTTGTTGTTCTGGTAAATGCTTATGCCATCTCCTCCTCCTGCTCTATATGTATTGGTCTCAAACAATACTTTCCAACCTCCAGTAACGGATGTTGCTCTGTGCCAAATGTTGACATCAAAGTTGTTAGAAAAAATATCGTGAGAAGAACTTAAGCTTAAGAAATCATTTGTTTGGAACCTCAGTGAAGAAGGGCTTGTGTTGAATATTGGTCTTGCATTGGCAGTCGTCTGTGTAGCATGTCTGTTATTACCAGATTTATCAGCCCATCGAGCCACAGCAGCTCCATCAGTAGTTACTAAAGAACCACCAGCGGTTGCATCAAAAAACGTAGAGCTATCTGCAGCATTTAGCCAGAGTTGGAGACCAGAAATTGTAAGAGGAACTGGTGTTGTTTTTAAAAATGTTTTCCCTTCAATTTTAGTTTTTCCAAAAATTTTAATGTTTCCCATAAATTGTAAAATAGATTGCCAAAATAACCCTGCCGCTACGTCATTGTAACGGCAGGGTGTTATTTAGTTTAGTTTAGATTAGAACGTGCCACCACCGAGGATGAACCCAGTAAGTGTGCTTGTTCCAGAACCGATGATGTTTTGCGAAACGGTGACCGATCCAACAACGTCGAGCGCAGTGGATGGAGTCTCGGTTCCGATACCAACCGAACCAGCAGCACCAACAAAGAGCGCAGTAGAACCCGATCCGCTGATTTCCATGCTGGAAGCTTGGAGGTTAACACCGCTGATAGAACCACCAGTGATGCTTACATTGCTGGAGTTCTGGGTTGACATTGTGCCAAGACCAGCAATCGTGCCTTCAGCCGACGAAAGGCGGGTCTCATGGTTGTCGGTAACGTCGCGGACGCTCTGAACGTCGCTTGTGCGAGCGGAAACCTCATCGGCGATAGCGTTTCCCAATAGGATAGCCACTCCGTCAACCTGAGACTGGAGCTGAGACACGGCAGCTTCACGTGCGGAAACTTCGTCAGCAATATCACTAGCAATTTCCGAAGCGAGATCGCTGATTGCGGTTTGCAGAGCGGCTTCAGCAGCAAGAGCGCGGGTCTCTTCAGCAGCAACGGCAGTGGCCGAGCTTGCAGTCAGGTTGGTGATTGCGTCCGTGAGGGAACCATCAGCCGACTGAAATGCAGACACAACCTCCGTGAGCGAGTCAAGGGCGGCAGGGTCGATGTTGCTCAGAACCGAATCAACACGGCTATTAACAGCCGAGATAGCGGATTCACGGGCAGTGGTCTCAGCAGAGATCGCAGCAGCGCGAGCAGTTGCTTCGGCAGAAACAGCGGCAGCACGTGCGGTTTGTTCCGCAGAGATAGCAGCTTCACGAGCCGATGTTTCGCTAGCGATGTCGTCAGCAAGACCGGATTCAGCAGCTTCGGCGCGGGTTTGTTCTGCGCTAACAGCAGCAATACGAGCAGTTACTTCAGCAGCAAGGTCGCTCTCAAGTTCAGCCTCCGCAGCTTCAGCGCGGCTAACTTCACTAGCAAGGTCGCTCTCCAGAGTGCTAACACGGCCAGTCAAGGTCGTAGCAGCATTTTCAATTGCGATAATGTCTGTCTCAGCTTCACTAACACGTCCCTCGACAATACCAGCGGCAGTCTCAATAGCGGTGCTACGAGTGTCGTTGGTGTTGGCGCGGCTTACGAGATTGCTGACATCGCCAGTCAGGATGTTGTCAGCGGCGATACGAGCGGCTTCTTCGTCGGAAATATCCGAAGCGAGGGCAGCTTCAGCGGCTTGAGCGCGAGTAACTTCAGCACCAAGGGCGGATGTCGCCGATGTGCCGAGAGCGGAAATGGCTCCGTTAAGATCAGAATCAGCCTGTTGAAAAGCTGTTACAACTTCCGAGATGGAGTCAAGGGCCGCTGCATCCGTGTTGGATACAAGTGCGTCAACTCGGCTGGAGAGATCGCTAACTGCAGTTTGACGTGCAGTAACCTCTGCGTCGAGGGCGGATTGAACTCCACCACTCAGGGACTCAGCGTAGCTACGGGTCGAGAAATGACCTTCACCAGCGATTGGGATGATGGCGGTAGCATTGCCTGCTCCGTCATTGCCAGTTCCGATGTAGAGGATGTTGTCGTTTTCGTTGTGAGCCAACTCTGCTGTGAGAGCGGATTGCGGTGCGCCTGCTCCTGCTGGATCACCGAGAAGACGATGACGATTGCTGAAGCGTGTGCGGTTGATGTCGTTGTTTGGCATAATTAGTTTATGTTGTTTAGTTTAGTTTTTGTGTTTTTGTTTTTCTTGTTGAGTTTTTCAACAATGAAAGTGTTAATACGATCCAGCTTCTTCAATGTCAATGATAATTTCGACTGGATCATTTAAAATATCTGGATGTAGTGGAAGTGTTGAATAATCAACTTCGCTTTCCAATTTTACAATAGTTCCTTGCGGCGGTTGCCATGTTTCTGTATTGCCGTTCCACAAGATGACATTTTCAAGCCATCCTCCCTCTGCATTTAAAACTACATATCGTTCGATCATATTAAAAATAGGTTGTGATTATTGCCATTCCTGCTCCACCTGTCCCACCAGTCCCACCATTGCCAGATTCAGCCGCACCACCACCGCCGCCACCAGATGCAGGAAATCCACCATTCCCGCCATTCACGCCATTTGTTAAAGATGCGCTCCCCGCGCCACCACCAGAACCAACAGCGAATAAACCATTAACGGCATTTACATTATTTATTCCATTCCCTCCGTTTACTGTGCCGCCATTTAAATTAAGCACATTGCTCCTGCCGCCGATGTTACCCACACCAATAGCACTGGCAGCACTAAGCCCACCGCCTCCACCGCCTCCTGCACCTCCCATCATGTGACTGGATGTTACGAATGTTGGCTGACCTTGAGCTCCATTGCCACTTCCGCCATTTCCACCACTGTTTGCATTTAGTGATCCTGCGCCTCCACTTCCAGATGTTGCGCTACCAGCAGCACCTCCTATACCACCTAAAGCAATATATGTTACAGTTCCAGATACCCCAGTCCCAAAAATTGTTGATCCACCTTGAGTTCCTGCTACTCCCTGAACACCGTTTGTTGTTGATCCAGCACCACCAGCACCGCCAGCACCGATAGTTATGTCAATTGCAGAAGATGACAATAAGGATGCGGGAACAGTAGTATTTAAATACCCCCCGCCACCACCACCACCACCACCAATTCTATTAGCCCCAGTAACATTTTTAAACCCGCCACCACCACCGCCGCCTGCTCCCAAAAGTTGGATGTTTACGGATTTAGCGTTTGCTGGTTTTGTCCAAGTTGAGCTTGATGTAAAAATTTGAACATCAGAAGATGCGGATGTAAGTGTTCCAGATGCAAGCGTAAGATTGCCTGCAACACTCAACTCTTCTACTGATCCAGTTCCGGCAGTTGTTCTGCCAAGGATTCGATTGGTTGCTTGAGAAAGTTTGCTTACTTCGATAGCTGCGGTAGCAGAAACGTCAGCATTAACAATCGTGGATGCTGGTGATTGGAATACTCCATTGACTACTTTTGCAACACCAGTTCCTGTGACGGATGGCATTGTGCTGTGAGTATGCGATGGGTAGTTTCCGCCAAAATGGAATGTAAGACGATTGTTGTTTTGATTCGCCCGTCCATACAAATAAACAAGGATTCGATCAGTTGCAAGAATCGTAGTTTGTGGCATGACTACTGATGCAACTTGCTGGTTAATTTCAGCAGGATCGTAAATATAAGTATCGTTTGATGTTCCAAGCAGTGTTGGAGCATTTACCCCGTCATATTTCAAAACTTCAACTTTGAAATAAATTTGGTTTGAAGAATTTGTAGTCGTTGATTCTACAAAGATATTGAAATCCCAAATGCCAGCAGGGATTGCTGTAGCAGATGGAATATTGAGATCAGTAACAAACGATGCGAGAAAGTCGTAACTCGCAGTAGAAAGAATTGGCGAAAGATAACTTGTTGCGGTTGTTTCTCCAACAAGTCCAAGTTCTTTCGATGCGTTTGGTGTTTGCGGAATATTTGTTACAGGAGCGTCTGCTGCTGTGTTGAAATTCAAATAATAAATTACACCACCACCACCAGACCCGCCAGAAGGAATAGTCCCCGGAACCCAACTCGCTCCATTGTATTGCAAGACTTGTCCATTAACTGGTGTCGCGTTGGAAACTGGAGTTCCTTGTAATCCATCTACAGTAGGATTGGGATATGTTCCAGCCAAATCACCACCAGCAGAACCAGTAGGCGATCCTCCACCTCCCGTTGTTCCTGCAATATCAAGTTTGCCAGTGAATGGATTAAATGTAAGTGCCATATTTTATGGGTAAGCTACAGACACAGTTGTCAGATTAGCATCATTGGCAACTGGAGGCTGGATAGCGTAGGTAAGAGTTAGCGTTGCAACTGGTGTTCCGTCTTTCAGATATTGCACAGTGGCAATATTGTTAGTCGAACCATAGTAAGTAATATCAATCTGATCGTAGGCAGGAATCTCAAATCCTGCAATCTCTTTCAAAGATTCATAGATATTGAAATTCTGTTGATCTGGAGTTAGATTTGTAAAGCAGGGTTGAGTGAGTGCCATAATATTTTATCGTTAACGATAATTAAGCAAGAGCAGCAGCAAGAGCTTCGTTAGTGAGGAAGTATTGCTGGTCTTCAGTTTTTTGCACAAAGCAGTTTTGAGTAACTGGGGTGAGGCTACCAATGGTTGCGAGTCCAACATAGAATTGGTAAAGTTTGGCAGAATCAGTTGCCGAGTCATAGCAACCATAAGAGATTGGATCAATACCAGCGGCGGCAGCGATTGTTTGAACGAAAGGGTAAGATTTATTGCGATAGTCGAGATCGGTGAAGCAAGCCATAAAATGAAAAGGGGTAAGGGCGAGGAAGTATTTACTTCCCCGCCCAAGGTTGAGTTTTAGTAGTAGATACCAACAACGTAGGCGTTCACATAAAGTGCGCCAACACGTCCAGCAGTATCAGCACCGGAAGCAACATTTACGCCAGCGTTTGCGTAGGTGAAGGTAGTCGAGTCAACAACAGTAACTTCAGCTTGCAAATCATTGAACGTAGTGTCGGTCATGCTGGCAATCGTGATGACATCACCCGTGGTAAAACCATGAGCAGCACCAGTAACGATTGTAGCAACGCCAGCAGTGCGAGCGCGGGTAGCAGTAGCTTGGCCGAGTCCAACAGTGGATTTTACCAAGCGGAGTTTACGGGAACCAGTGATAGTGTAAGGATTAGCAACAAACGCAAGTGGATTGAAGCGGCCTTGGTTATCAAGAGCGTCCGTGATGGTGAGCGAAGCTGTCATGTTTTCGCCGGAAGTTCCATTGTCAACGATCACAACTGGATCGGTGGCAGTGGTTCCGCGAGCATAGGCAGTTTCCAAAACAATGCTAGTTGGAAAGAACTTGGTCTCTTCGTCGTTAAGAACGAGAAGGTCAGCATCTCCAGTAGCGAGGAGGTTGATTGCGACAGGGCCAAACAGGTTGACGCGATCATAAGCGAGTGGTCGTGAATTAGACATATTTTGTATTTTATTTAAGGTTGTGGGGAGAGGCTTGAATAAGCCCCTCCCCTATTTAACTTAGGAAGGCACAACGATGTCACCCACACCAGCGCAGCTATAGCAGTCCTGATTGTTCTCAGGAACGATGTAGCTCTGAACTGGGCAGCAGGAACCATAGAGGCTCTTGCTTTGTGGCAGGCGATGCAGGAACGAGTGCATGATGGTTGGGTCTTTGACCTGTGCAGCGAGACGGAACTGGGCTTGATAGAAGCCCGATTTGCGCCAGCGGTTGCACTCCCAATCTGGGTTCTTCCATTCCCAATCACCAGCGTAGTTCTGGGTCATTTGTTGGGCTTGGCCGTATCCAGTCGAGGATGGCATTGTCCATTTGCACATTGCCTTGTTAACCATAGCAACCGAGATACCGAAGTCAGCATTGCGGTAAGCGCGGTTAGGAACATACGAGCATCCGTTTTCTTGGACGATCTTGACGTAACGAGGAACGCGAACGAGACGTGCCCATGTCGCAGGATCAGCTTCATTGAATGGAGCGAGCGATGCGTTGAAGGCAGTGTCAGCGTTGAAACGAGCGGCGTTGATGTCGTAACCGAAGGCGTAGTCGCCGATGATACGATTGATGCCGAGCTTCAGACGAGTGAGACGCTCATCGAAATCCGTGTTAGCATCCCAGTAACCATTGTTGCGCTTGGCTTGGAAGTAAAGCGCACGGCCAACTTGAGGATCAGGGATAACGATGTCGAGCAGAGGCTGACCAGTCGCGTCTTGGAGATCAAGGCGGAAAGCGTCATCTTCGTCTTGGAGGTCAACGAGAGCGTCGTCGAGCATATCAAGCGAGAGATAAGCGATCTTGTTGAGGTCGGCTGGAGCCATCTTAACGCGAAGAGCGCAGAGGTCGTAGCCAGCTTCGTTGTTGAGCGTATGCTCTGGAACGAACCATGCTGCATCGTCAACGAGTCCGCAGTAAGTGCCGTCATCAGTAGTGATGCCCATCCATTTGTGTCCAGAACCACCGATGTAGTTGCTGCGAAGGAACTCTTCGTGGACGTTCTTGGTGATACGGGCATTCGACTCTTCGAACTGGAGAATCTCTTCGGCAGGGAAGAGGCGATAGAGAAGACTCTCAACGCAAATCCAGTCAGTGGTCATCTCTTTACGGAGAAGCTCAAAAGTGTAGCTCTCAGTGCCGGGACGCTGAATGACTTCAGGTTTGCTATCGCAAGAATCAGTCTCGCAGTAGGTGTCGGTGATCGTGCGGAAAGGAGCGCAAGGATCGTGGAATCCACGGCCAAAGCGGAATGCTTTCTGTTCGGTTGTGTGGTTAAGAGGCCATGCTTGCTCCTCGAAACGGGTGAAATATGCAGAGTTGGTGACGAGCTTCTTAACGTAGAGGTCGTTGAAATATTCGCGGCCCTCGCGGAAGAAACTGTCAATCTCGGCACAACTGTTGAAATATAGCTGATCTGATGCCATAATATTTATTTTGTTTGAGTTTGATTTTTGGTTTTGGTTTTAGTTTGGTTTACAAACGCAAAAGGCCCGAAAGCCCCAAGCGAATGCTTGTTGTTTTCGAGCCGGAGTTCAACCCTCGGTGTCTCTTTCAAGACCAGTCCGGAAACAGCTTTTGATGCGAGTGCTGATACTCGCCAGTCAGAGTGCGACTGAATCACTAATTTTATCGTAAACGATAATTTCGTATATCTCTTGCGCTGGACATTGCAATCACCTATTTACTATGTCAAGAGTTTTTTTTAAAAAAAATTGGGGGAGGTAGAACAGCGACAAACTACCTCCCCCATCTATGCCAGATTTAGGAATGTAAGGCTTATGCTGTTCGACCTTGCGGTGAGAATTTCGCAAGTTTAGCAGCCAGTCCTTCCGTAATGCTCATTCTTGGTTTCTGGGAATCCGATGCACTTGATGATGATGAGATGCGCGACGAACCTTTTAGTTGTGCGATATACTCATCTTTCTCTTTTACCATCTCTTGGTATGCTTTCAGTTGTGCTTGAATCTTCTGATAGGCGCGGCCTTGGTGGATCAGTCGGTTCATGTCTTCAACTGATGCCTGCTCATTGGTCTGCTGGGTAGCTGCCAGAGCAATAGCCTCGTCGCGGGAGATGTCAAATTTGATTCCCTTCTCCTTCATGTAGTCAGCAATCGTGTCTGGGATTTCAGTCGCCCTATCAATCTCTTGCTGAGTATTCTTGTAGCCTTCACGCCACTGGTTCAGATACTTGTTCCTGCCTTCTTGCTCTTTTTGTTTAGCGGTTTGAAGGATATTCTGCTTGGTTTCTTCAAAGTTGACAAGAGCTGAATGGTGGCTTTGAGTTGCTTTGATGAAGCTGTTGACTTGCTCTGCGAACTGATATTGCTTGAACTGCGAGAGCGAGTTCGTGATTTCTTCGAACGCTTGATCGCGGTCGGCTTCTGCCGCTCTACGGTCTTCTTCGGAGGCCGAATTGAAGATGGAGGCGTTTGCATTAACAGCACGGGAGAAAGTTGAAAGAAGCGTTGGATCATTCGATAGCAACTGCCTCGCAGTATCGTATGTGCTTTTAATAGGATCGAGGTAATTCTTTTTGAAATCTGGATTGCTTGTGATGTCGTGGAAATCGAGCTTACTACGCAACTCTTTGATTTGCTCTGATAGTTGTTGCTCAACTTCCAACTTTTCTTGGTTTGCTTTGTTGAGTTGATCTTGGTAATGATTGGTTTCTGCCGTCGATTTTGACTCGGAGACCATTCGCTCAAGTTCTTGGATTTTGGTTTCAAACTTGGGAATTTCGTCTTTCTTGTATTTCTCCAATTCTTCTTTGAGCTTTCGGTTTTCTTCAATTTGCCGCTCAACGAATCCTTTTTTCTTTCCTGTTCGGTCAGAGGTGATTTCAGCCTCGGTAACTCCGGTATGTTCTTCTGGTGGTTCTTCTTCATTGTATTTAGGTATGCCAAGGTTAGGATCGCCAACATTGGTAGCACTTGGCTTGCCTTCGTCGGATTGTTGTTTGCTGAACTTCTTGAGGAAGTCAGATGTGTTACCTTTAATCGGGACTTGAGGTTTGGATTTCAGTTCCGCGATTACGTCTGCTGTGTCGTTTGTTTCTGGCATAAATTAGATTTCGTCAAGGTCTGGATCAATCGTGCTATCCGCAGGCTCTTTATGCTTTGCAGTAGCTTTTGTTTTTTTGAATGCTCCCTGCTCTTCCGTTCCAATAGCATCAATAGTTTTGATTGCATGGATAAGTGTGGTTACTCCTTCTGGTGGGTTTACATTAAGTAGTAAATACGCCTGTAGTTTGTTCCAGTCTTCGTGTGAGGTTATTGCCGCGCATAGGGATTTTACTTTGTCTGTTGTCATTGCATTGGTGTAATATTGTTTTCCATCTCAACTTCTTCAGTTCCTTTTGGAGTCTCAACCTCTTCGGTTTCAGTCTCCATTTCTTCTGGTTCTTCTTCTTCCATCTCTGGCTCTTCCATCTCTGGAGCCTTGCCTTGCATTGCTGCTTGCTTGGATTTCTCCTTTTGAATCTCAGCGCGAGCCTTGGCCTTCTGAAGTGCGAGTTGAGTGATGCCTTGCTCCTTACGCTGCTCAGTGCGTTGAGCGTGACTGATAGAAGCCTTGCCAATTGAGATGTCAGCGAGTTTCTTCTTGGTGTCGATTTCGATACCAGACTTGGCGGCGAGGTATTGAAGTTTGATGTCTTCTTCTGAGTTTGGTTGACCTTGTTTCTGAGCTTCGGCTTCTGCCATTTGGACGTAAACTTGTTGGAGTTCGTCGGCCATTGCTTGCGCTTCGTTCATTCCTTGCATGAATTGCTTCAAGAAGTCCTGCTTGGATTCATCCTTACTGATATATTCAACGTGCGCCATGATATGACCACCCTTGAATTTGACTGAGCGGACTGCCTTGGAAAGTTCTGTAAGTTCTGGTTGACCTTGTTGCACAGATTGCAGGTTCATCTGTAATTGCATCATCATATCCTGCAAGTGACCAACTGCGTGTTCGATATGCGGATCAGTTGGCAATACTGGGAAGTTTTGCGGGTTAACAAACGCATCTGTCATGCCAGCATTTTCAAATCCGATTACGCGAGCAACATCAGTAATCTTAGTTGGCTTGGTATTCCGGTAACGAGCTACATTGTCCCTGCCAGAGAGTGCCGCGATTGCATCTTTAACTGCGTTCTCTTGCCCTTCGTTGGCTGGAGTAATTGCTGTAATCTGCAATAGCTTCTCTGCTGTGATAAGTTTGAATGATGGGCTACCCGCTCCGTTGATTAGATTGGAACGGATGCTTGTGATGTTCTTCCAAGCAGCGGCTTCTTTTGGAGTTCCAAGTTCTTCCAAAACTTCATAGAACTTCTTCACATATTCGTATCCATCATCGCTGGACTTAGCATTTACGAAGCGTTTGTAGAGTTGTTTAAAGTAGAGAGTTTGGCACTCGTTGAATCGGCGAATCTGAGTTCCAGATAGTTTTGCAGACTCGGCAGCATCAAGTTCAGCCTCGCCTTTGGTGCGTTGCTTGCCTCCAGCGGTAGGTGCATTAATGCGATACTGACCCATGCCGCGATACATATCTCCCATGAAGAACTGCATGAAGCTCATGCTCTCTGCTACTGGAAGCTGAAAGCGGTTCTGGATGAACTTTGCGCCATCTGGCATTACGCTGATTGGCAACCATTCCATTTGCTTCAACATTTTTGTTGCGTCTGGCCCTTGACCTTCGATCATCAACATGGAGTTGAGGCGCACGGCATCAACCAGCGAGTTCATAGTGAAGTCATACTGGCGGCAGGCGACGAACGCAGATTCCGCTTGGCTCTTAATGTCTTGGAAGAGTCCGCTGCCAACCGAGTCGGTCAGCATATACAGAATCTCATCCCATGAGTTGAATAGTCCAATCTTCAGCATCATAAACCCGTGTTGGGTTCTGACATCATCTTCGCTGATCTTGCCTGCTCCTTTGATGTTGGAGTTGATATAGTCGGAGATGGGTTGGTAGTCTTGCAAGATAATTGCTTTACTTATCTTGCCGTCGAACTCCCTCCAGTAAACTTCGTAAAGGTCGATCTTTTGGTTTACGGAGAGTGACCAGTTGAATCCTGCCTCGCTGATCGTGCGGAAGAAGTCTTCGCGTGTCTTGCGATTGTTGCTGAATGCACGATGGAAACGGATAGCGTCAATAGCTGCATCGACATTCCAACCCATTGCTTCTGCCGCCGCACGATTCTCAATCTTCTTGTAGAGTTCGTATGGTGTCAAACGGACACGGCGCACAAACTCTTCAAGGTTGCAAAAATCGATCCGAATATCATCCGGGAAAAGAAGGTCGGAGAGGTAAACGTGTTCTGGCATCCATCCCATAGGGCTATCCCACATTCCGATTCCTTTTCCATACAGCAACATTTCCTCAAGGTCTTGCTCTGTATTGTAGAGGTATCCGGGCCATTCGCGGATTGCTTGGTCAAATGCGATTCCGATGTTCTCTGAGTTGACGAGTCGTTCTTTTTCATTGCCAAATTTACTTTTGATCGTGCAGCAAGCCTGCCGTTCCGTAATTACATCGTAATAACTAGACTTCTGGTTATCAACAATGAAACTAAGTTGTCCATAGTTTACATCCGATTGCCAAGGTAAACGTTTTTCGGCAAGCTTGCTGTATCCAGTGGGAGGAAAGGATTTGTAGGCTTTGTATATACGTAAACGCTTATTCTCACGCCCGATGTTAGCGAGTCGCAAATGATTTGCTATGTTCCAAGCGTGGTTCGCGTTGGAGATTCGCGTTTCGGGTGGTTTGCCATCTTGATCTAAGACAGCAAGTGAAAATTGGTCGTTGCCTACGGAAAGCATATGTTTTATCTTTTAGGATAATTTATTCAATACGGCCCTACGTTTATTGCATGAAGGACATATTTTAGCTTTCTGCTCAAGTTTAGTTTTCAAAACTTTGTCAGTTACCGCTGCAACTGTATGGATGACTTTAGCAATCTTGTCTCCAAATCCATCAACATACCAGCAACGATCACTTGGTTGCCGCTGGCAGATTTGATCTTCAACCATTTCTTCAATGTTAGAAGGAAGTTCGATGTTGTTTGAGCGATAGTCTTTCTCGATATTCTTGATCAAAGAATTCCATGTGCTTCCGTAAACAATAGCAGGAAATGTGAGTTTATCGCGCTTGATTTCATACTTCCAATAAAATCCGCCGATTGGAGCGAGGTTTTTGTTTTTTAGTTTCATCTTGCTTTTGAAATGAAAATATATTTTCCTATTGATATGTCAAGAGTTTTTTCTTCAAACAAAGGTATTCGTCGTTACGGGATGCAATTTCCAGAAAACATGGACGATCTTGGTATTGAGTTGTTTTGCTATGCAATAAGCAGAGGGCAATATGGTAGAACTTATTGTGTTAGGAAAAATATAAATCTTTCAGATTTTAAACTACTTTCCCCATCTGAGCATTTTATAAATGCGGTTAAGCTCCAATGGCCAACTGAAGTTTCTATTGTGAATCGTGGTTATACCAACACTCAGTTGTTGAGAACCCTAGATGAACTTTGTAGTAATACTGACATCTGTTTGGCTGGAGCTGCTTCGATGGGAAAAAGTTTTCCAGTTGGTCTTTGGGTCTATCTTGATTGGTGTTCTGCCCCGCATTGCACTTCATCTTGGGTAGCCACTACCACTTTGGGTGCGTCCGAAGATCGTATCTGGGGCATCATTTCCAAACTCTACAAATGTGCTCGCGTTCAAATAGGTAAACTCATCGACTATCGTCATATGATTGTATGGGGTGGCGCGTCTAACGATGAGGATAAAGACTACCGAAATGCTATTAAAGCTCTCGCATTTCAATCAGGTAATGAAGGTCAGAAAGCTATTGATACCACCCGTGGTCGTAAGAATGATCGAGTTCGCCTTGCACTTGATGAGTTGCCCGAAATGGAACTGGGCGCGATTACTGCAAGAACCAACTTAGCATCAAACAATGACAAGACATTCATAGGTATTGGAAACCCATCCGCTGGAGATAACCCACATACCCGTTGGGCTATGCCTAAAGGTTGCTCTAACTTTGATTCAGTCAGTCCAGATATGGATAAGTGGGAGACCGAGACTGGCGTTTGTTTGTTCTACAACGGTATGCGTAGCCCAAACTTCGCCGCGCCTCCAAATGAACCATCTCCATTTCCATTCCTTATGGATCGGGAGAAGCAACAGGAAATGCTCAAGTTGTGTTATGGAGACGAGAATGCAATTGACTATGTGCGTAACGCTATCGGTTGGTGGCCGAAGTCTGGATTCGCTCAGACCATTCTTACCGCTGATTTGATTCGTAATGCTGATACCAACGAAGAACCATTATGGGATTCTGAAGGATTTACCAAGGTGGCTGGATTCGATACGGCATTTACAATTGGTGGGGATAGGTGCGTTCTTACCATAGCCAAACTTGGGTTCGTGCGCGGCACTCGTAATCGTGTAATGTGGTTGGAAAGTCAGAAAGTAATCCAACTATCGGCTAATGCCGCTGCTGAGTTTGAAATCCAACTTGCTACTGAAGTTGTTGAGTTGTGCCGTGCGGCTGGCGTTCAACCATCTAAGTTTGGTATGGACGTGTCTGGTGATGGTGGTCGAGTCGGGCAGGCTATCATTCGTGAGTGGCTACGCTTTGACGCTTCTGGAGCCGCTATTGCTCTTATCTCATCTATGGGTAAACCTACTGACCGACTTGCAGCAGAGGTTGATAAACGCCCGTGTAAGGATGTTTACGATAGGTTGGTCAGTGAGTATTACTATTCAGCCTATCACGCCTTTAAGAGTCGCGTTATCTTTGGTATTGATCCTGCTTCAGATTTGGCACGGGAACTTTGCTTACGTCGATACACAATCAAGTCAAAGAAGATTGCCATTGAGACTAAAGATGAGCTTAAAGGCAGAACAGGTTACTCGCCCGACTTGAGCGATAGCTTAATCTATGCCCTTGAAATGGCGCGGCGTAATGGACTCGTTTTTATCGGTAACGATAAACCAGTTCCAACTAACCGATTTTGGGCGCGGGATGAGGTATCAATTGATACCACCCCAGACGATGATTACGGATCAGACGATAACGGAGATTGGTAAAGGGTGGCCGGGTTAACTCAGCATTATCGGTAAGGGCGTTTAAAAGCGCACCGACCTCATCCGCCGACCATATAAAATTTAATACTGGGCCAAGGCGTTACTCTTGGTCATGGTTTCAGTGACGGCCCCATGTATTGCCGCTTGGTTTTTTTTGCCATATAAGGCGCGTAATTTATTGAGGAAGTTACGCTCACCGCATGACTCCATGCTTCCCAGTAAAGATCAATCAAGAATTCCTTCAAGTTCCAAAGTATTCGCTACTTCTTCCGGAACTACAATACGAATTATCTTCTCTCCGTCAAGATGTCCAAGAGTTTCATTTAGTCGGATGTCACTTTTCTTCACCCAACATTGATTGAACTTCTGACGAAACAGAATCTTATCTGGTGTATTGCTTACTTCAGTTCCTTCGCAAATGATGCGGGATTCAAATGTATTATTTGTAGTCATAAATTAAATAACCTAATTCTCTTGCCCATGCAGGGTTATCGTGAATGCGGTTGTGGCACGGGCGACAGGTTGCCATGAATGTTTCCATGTTGTAAAGGTTTTTTCCACGCTTGGCTTTGTGATGAATATCGGTAGCAGGGCAACCGCATACTTCGCAATCTGGATTCATTCTAAAATAAAGATTTCGAGCTACCTTATATTTTTCGTTTTCCTCGCGCTTGCGATTACTAAATGCTTTTAGCTTTCCGCCTCGCTTTTTGAATCCTGTTTTTGCCTGTAGGGGCGTTTTTCTTTGTAGCATAGGGCGATTACTTTTTCGACTTGTTCTTTCTTTAGGATACTCTTGGAGTTTACTTCAATCTGGTTGACCAGTGATCCTGTTACGCCGATCTTGTCTCCAAGTTCACGGACAGTCAATTTCAGCAATCTCCTTGTTTCACGAAGTTGGCTAGCGAAAGTCTTTCGTCCAAGAGAACGGATCGTGCGTGATTGCTCGTAGGCACTCATGCAGGATTCATAAGCAGTTTCTAATGGATGTTTCATTTCCATAAAAAATAAACCAAGACTATTGACAAGTCAATACTTTTTTGATACTTTGGTTGCTTATGGATAACACTAACGAAATGAACAACAACGCAGAAAAATTGCTGATGGGAGTAAGGCAAACTGTCATGGTAACAAACCTATCTTTAGCCGCCGCGCTGGAGACTCCTTTCATGGCTACCTACGAAAGTGATGAAGGTATTCTTGTCATGGCACTCAGAACTAACAACACCGCGATCATGGCGGCAACTGCCAACGATAGTAATACTGTAATCAAGTCAGATATTGTAATCGCTAAAGAAGGTATCGGAGAACGCCGCTCGATCTTCCAATGTGAGACAGAAGAAGATGCCAGTCAAATCTGGGACTTACTCAACGACAAAATGTATGAGTGGTCGAAAGGTGAAGTTGAGCAGATTGAAATGGACTGGTTATCGTAACCGATAAAGTTATGAAAATAGATAAACCATTAGTTGTTGCTTACGGAGGCGGGACAAACTCAGTCGCCATGCTTTGCGGATTTCTTGATAGAGGAATCAAACCAGACCTAATCGTATTCGCAGATACTGGCGGTGAACTTCCGAATACTTACGCTCACATTGATTTGATGAGCAAGAAAACTCAAGAATGGTGGGGTCTTGAAATTGAAAAAGTTTACGCTACATACAAAGGGCAATACGAGTCACTTGAAGATTCTTGCGTGAGAAAGAAGATGCTCCCATCTCTTGCCTATGGGTTCAAGGCTTGCTCAATGAAGCACAAGGTTGAACCGCAAAACAAGCGAGTCAAATCATGGATGAAAGATAATAATGTGTCTGAAATTATTCGGGCAATTGGATATGATGCCGCTGAAGGTCACAGAAAAATAAACAAGACCGAAGGCTCTTTAGGAAAAACAAGAAAAGAAGACTATTGGTATCCGCTTATCGAATGGATGTGGACTCGCAGTGAGTGCGTTGATACAATCAAACGACATGGCTTGCCGTTACCCGGAAAGTCATCATGTTTCTTCTGCCCAGCAATGAAGAATAGTGAAATTCTTCGCCTGCGAAAAGAATATCCAGAATATTTTGCGCGAGCAATCGCAATGGAAACAAACATGGTTGTGAAGGGCCGAGTAAAAGGATTATCTTTTGGCGTTCCGTGGAGTGATATTGTTAATGCCGACGACGATCAATTGAAACTTTTTGAATGGCTTGACGAGAATGATCCACACAAAATTCCATGCGGGTGCTATGATGGGTGATTATCGTAACCGATAAAAAAAGATGCTTGACATCGAGCACAACCTATAGTAGTTTTCAGTCGTGCGAGAAATCGCACATCCGGGGTGAAGGCCGGATTCAAGATAGAAATTAAATTAACAAACAAACTATATGATCCCTTGTGGTGGTAATCCACCTTCATGCGTCAGTTGCCGCTTTCTATCGCCACTACAAGGGGTCGCCTTTTTCTAAAATGAAAAAAATTAATAAGATGGCTGCGAATTATACAGTCATCCCTCTTGAATTGCTTGAAGACGAAAAGTTGTCTTGGAAGGCAAAAGGACTCGCAGCATACATCTGCTATCTTGACTCGTCGCGCATTGACCATGCGGCTATGACCCTTGATTTATGGAAGACCTGCGTTGATACCGAAAGCCTCGATGCCTACGACGAATTGGTTGCTGCTGGTTACATCGAAGATGTGATCTCTAAATGTAAATGGGAGGTTCCACTATGAGTGTAAGAATAATGTCAGAGGTCTTTGAGCGTAGTAAGACCCAAGGTAACGCAAGGTTGGTTCTTTTGTCTTTAGCTGACTCCTGCAACGACGATGCCAGTTGCTGGCCGTCCATCCGTAAGATTGCAGAGAAAGCAAACATCTCAGAACCTATCACGAAGAAGTATCTGAATGCTTTAATCCAGATTGGAGTCATTACCCGCGATGAGCGTGAAGACTTTTCTGGAAGGCAAACATCGAACCTTTATACGATCAATGTTGAGAAGATCGGTGATGATGAAATAACGCAAGATGTCATTAACCAAGTTACTTCACCAAGCCGATTGAAAACATTCAAGGGGGTAACTGCGGTTAATGTGGGGGAGGTTAACCCAGTGCAGATGGTAGTGGGGGTAACTAAAGTTAGTCTCCCTATAATGAACCATAATAAGGAACCGAAAATAGAACCATCATCCGATTCCGCTATCGCTCCATCGAACAGCAACGAATCAACTGATCTATTCCAAACTACAATTAAAGTTCCACAAAAAAGAAAACCAAAACTTGTTGATGATGCTTTCATCGCTGAACTGAAACGACTCAACCCCGATAAGGACGTTGAACGTGAAGCGCAGAAAGCTCGGACTTGGATACTCGCTAACCCGCCTCGTCCGTTCAGCCGCGCATTCCTCGCAAACTGGATCAACCGATCAGCAACTACTAAACCAGAACGATTCTCCAACTTTTGATTATCGTTACCGATAAAAACCAAATGAAAGAAAAATTAAATGAGCTACACTTATTTGCAGGAGCAGGGGGAGGTATCCTGGGCGGGATGCTTCTCGGACATACCACAGTCTGTGCTGTTGAACTTGAACCTTACTGCCGAGAAGTCCTACTCCAACGGCAACGAGACGGAATCTTGCCAAAGTTCCCAATCTGGGATGATGTCTGCACCTTTGACGGAACTCCGTGGAGAGGAAAAGTTGATGTCGTCTGCGGGGGGTTTCCTTGCCAAGACATCTCAAGCGCAGGAGGAGGAGCAGGAATTGATGGAGAAAGAAGTGGCCTATGGAAACAGATGGCGAGAATCATTGGTGAGATACGACCTCGATACGCATTCATGGAAAACTCACCGCTGCTTGTGGAGCGAGGACTTGCCGTGGTCATCAGTGACCTTGCCGAAATGGGGTATGACGCATCGTGGGGAATTATTGGCGCGAATAATGTTGGAGCAAACCACTACAGAAAAAGGATATGGATTTTGGCCTACCCCAGTAGCATCAGAATGCAGAGACACGTGGTCAAAACCGGAATCTCTCGCAAAGTTATACAAGGGGGATCGGGTAGCAAGATTTCTCTGCAAGAGTTGGCTAACATCCAATTCAATGCCAGAGAGGGTAGCGTTAAACCCTTGTTGGCAAGAAGAGAGGATGATGTGGCCGATAGGTCAAAGCGCATTAAAGCCATTGGAAATGGACAAGTTCCACTTGTGGCTGCAACAGCATGGAGAATTCTTGGAGGAGAATAAATGAAAAAAGTCCCAATAGCACGAAAGAGCGAAGCGGCAGTGTTGTCGCTTATCGCAATCGACAGAAACATCCTTTCCCAACAAACATGGGATAGTGATTATTTCGCCATACCAGCCCACAGGATCGTTTTTAATGCACTCCAAGGGGTTCACCAGCGGACAGGGGTTTGCTGCCCGTTTTCTGCCATTGCAGAACTTGAAGCAACTGGACAATTAGAAGCTGCGGGTGGAGAGGATGCGATTCACGAAATCCTAACCACAATGAAAGTAACTTCGGGGAAGGTTTGCCAAGACATGGCAGATGATTACCGGAAGCATCTTCACCGCACGAAGGCATACCGCGATGTCATTACCCTCATGGAGAAGGAAGAAGTAAATCTCCGTGCAGGCAAGGCCGATTTGAAGGAATTATCGGAAACGATAATGAACTTGGCTGAGGATCGGACGACGAAAGTAAAACCAGTCAAAGACCTCATCATCGAAATCATCGATGAGATGGAAGGTAAAGCAGTAAAGGAATTCTTTCCTACTGGATTACTCAAAGTTGATCGTGCGCTCAAGGGTGGAATGCACAAAGGCGAGATGATGACAGTAGCTTCAGAGACTGGTGGAGGAAAATCTATCTACCTTGTGCAAGCGGCACTCGCAAATTTACTAGAAGGAAAGTCAGTTCTGTTCTTCAGCCTCGAAATGAAGGCAAAAGACATTCTAACTCGCATGGCTTGTAACTTGGCAGGGTATCCCGTGCGTGAACCAGAGGATTACAAGAATGCAAACCAACACGAACTCCTTAAAATCAACTCCGCATTGTTGCAATTACACAAGTTACCCATCGAAATCGTGGATGGAATAGCCGAAATTGACGAGATTGAGGCCCAAATCAACCGATACGTTGGTGAAAAACGGGCAGATGTAATCGTCGTAGATTACCTACAAATCATCTCATCTGATGGTGAAGAAGGCAGAGAAAGCCAGATTTCCGAGATTGCAAGGAGATTAAAACTAGCAGCACTGAAGAATAACTCGATTATGCTCACAGCTTCTCAGTTAAATGACGAAGGAAGACTACGCGAATCACGGGCAATCGGAATGCACTCTGACCAAGTAGTGTATATCGAACACATCAAGGAGAAGAGTAGGTTGACGATCAAGAAGAACCGCCGAGGACAAAGGAACTACATGATTGATATTATCATGCGTGGTGACATCTCAAAACTTGAGGAGGTATACTAATGACAATCGACCAAGCATACGGAAAAGCGTTGAAGTATTTGGAGGCGGCAAACGCAATCTGGGAGGCTCAAGACAAGGAAAGGTATTGTATAGCAGAGAACTATCACAACGAAGGACTCAAGATTATGAACCAATACTTTTCTGAAACAAAAGTATTGACAGAACCACAAGATATTGATTCAATGCTGCCATAACCTAATAAAAATGGATTCACAAAAATTCTTTGAGAACCACGTTTCTAAAAAAGAAAAAGAAGCATTCATAAACGCAATCGGAGTTATTCAAATATTGAGACAAGATGAACTCGATCAAAAATTAATTGATGCTGGAAAGGCATCAAGAGTGGAGCAGGCTAAACTTGCCTGTGAAGCAAGAAGGAAAAAGCGTGAATTGTTAGCAAATAAAAATTATGCCAATTAACTCCAGAGCTAAAGGAGCAAGAGGTGAGCGTCAGTGGCGTGACCAGCTTCGCGCCGAAGGCTACACTGCTAAACGAGGACAGCAATTCGCAGGAGGACAAGACTCACCAGATGTAATCTGCGAAGAACTCAAAGGTAAACTCCACTTTGAGGTAAAGTGTGTAGAGAACTTGAATTTAGATAAGGCTTGTGAGCAGGCCGAGCGGGATGCTAAAGGCATTGCATGGGCCGTGGCTTCAAAGAAGAATAATAAACCTTGGAAAGTAACCATGTCATCAGATACATTTTTTAAACTCCTAAGAGATGGAATGGAATCATTATGAAAAAACCAACAACAAAAACAGGTAAGGCCGCGAAAGTGGCTAAAGTCATGGGTGAATACAAGCGTGGAACTCTCCATGCTGGAGTTAACCCTAAAGGCCCGAAGAAAGCACCACTCGCTAAAAGCCGCGCCCAAGCGGTTGCGATTGCATTGCGCTCAGCCGGAGTTAAAAAGAAGAAATGAAAACTGGTCTTTACAAAAATATTCACGCTAAACGCAAACGCATCGCCGCTGGTAGTGGTGAGAAGATGCGGAAGGTTGGAAGCAAAGGCGCACCAACTGCGAAAGCATTTAAACAATCAGCAAAAACAGCCAAGAAAAAGTAATGGAAAAGAGATTCACTAAAGTAGTAAAGAACGCCAAGACTGGCAGGACTAAGACTGTGAAGTATGGTCAAGCTGGTAAGGCTAAAGATGGCGGTGATCGTATTCGCCCCGGCACGGCCAAAGGTGATGCGTATTGCGCCCGTTCAGCTAAGATCAAAGGTGATTGGAAATCCGATCCTAACTCACCGAATAATCTCTCGCGCAAGAAGTGGAAGTGCCGAGGAAGCAAGTCAATGAAATGAAGATCAACGGCAAAGATACAGAGGGTAATGTTGATCAAGATGATGCCAGAGTAGGATGGAAGTATCCACTCAACTCCAAGCAGATTGCTAAAGCCTGTGAAGACTTCTTCAAGAAGCGTGGAATGAAACGATACACGATTACTGGACAAGAAAAGAAATGACGTGTCCTAAATGTGAATCACCTACTGAAGTCATCAATAGCAGAAAAAAAGATGGCACAGTAGTAAGGAGGAGGCTTTGTGCCTGCGGAGAAAGGTTCTCAACCAAAGAAGTAATTACTGATTCAAGGAAAGTTACCTTCAATAAAGTAGTTAAAGCCCTATCCATGACCAAAGCAGTTACTGGAGAGTGGACAGTGAAAGTAGATGAAGATACGCCCGAATGGGCAAAGAAGATGCTAATCAACCTATGAGTATCGTAAACGATAAATTTAGATTCCAAATTCTTGGCTTACCTCACACAGTAAGTTCTAAAGAGTTTAACGCCTGTGCTTACACCCAAAAAGTGGTGAAGTTCGGGAAGATGATGACCCAACGCGGCCATGAAGTAATCCACTACGGACACGAAGACTCAGACTTAATCTGCACAGAACACGTGCCCGTCCTAACCAACGATGACTTCAACAAAAGCTATGGATCACATGACTGGAGGAAGACATTTTTCAAATTCAATACCAATGACCATGCCTACCAAACATTCTATCGAAACGCTATTAAGGCAATCGGGCAGCGCAAGAAGAAAAATGACTTCATTCTCCCATTCTGGGGAAGTGGAGTAAGGCCAATCTGTGACGCGCATCCAGACCTAATTACAGTTGAGCCGGGGATTGGATATGCGGGTGGACACTGGGCGAGGTGGAAAGTATTTGAATCCTACGCAATCTACCATGCGTTCTGCGGAATGCAAGCAGTAGGGAATTGCCAGCAAGATAACTATGCTGTAGTAATCCCAAACTACTTCGATAAAGAAGACTTCGACTTCTGTGACCAGAAAGAAGATTACTTTCTGTATCTGGGTAGGGTATACTCTGGGAAAGGTGTAGATATTGCCATTGAAGCTACCCAGCGAGCAGGCGTTAAACTGGTAATCGCAGGCCAAAAGGAGGAAGGTTATCATCTCCCAGACCATGTTACCTATGTAGGATACGCTGATGTTCCTACCAGAAAGAGGCTCATGTCGAGAGCGAAAGCATCCTTCCTGCCAAGTCAGTATGTAGAACCATTCGGTGGAGTCCAAATAGAAAACCTACTCTCTGGCACTCCTACAATAACCACCGACTGGGGATCATTCACCGAGAATAACCTACATGGAATTACAGGATTCCGCTGCCGCACGATGGGTGACTATGTAGATGCGATTAAGAACATAGATCAGATACAACCATACAACTGCCACCGATTCGGTAAAAACTTCACCTTGGAGCGGGTAGCACCCATGTATGAGAAATACTTCTCAGATGTCATGGATGTTTACACAGGAGACGGGTGGTATGCCGAAGGAAATAACATCGAAGCAATGAACAGATACTATCCATGAAACCAAAAATACTAATCTACGGAATGGGGTTGTGGAGTCACGCAAGAGTGTATTGGGATTTAATCAACAACCTATCAGATAAATTTAATTTTACATTTATCAACTGGTCATTTGATCCTAATCATTACAACTTCAATGATTTTGCTGATGTTTACGATGCAATATTGATTGATATGAACTCTGCTCAAGAAGGGATTGGGACTGTATTTAATGACAAGATGCTGAAAAAAATATTGCCAGTATGTCATGGCCCGCAGCAGGTTGCAGACTATACATTTAATTCAAAACAATCGAGGCTTAAAACTTACACTGATCGTGAATTGTTGTTCAATGACATGGATGTATTTAAAAAGATACTTTGTGTGTCTCCGAATACAATTCACGCAGTAAAAAAAGAAGTTCCGAAGATTTCCAGCAAGTTAATCTTAACTCAATTGGGAGTAGATGAGAATAATTTTCCTCAATCTACATTTACAAGAAAGTCAGTAAATAACTTGGGATATTTTACACACTTTGATTCTACTCAAGGTCAAGGTATGAATACAAAACGGGGTCATCTTGCAGTAACGGCATCTGAATTGAGCGGAATTCAATTAATTATGCGTGGTGATGTTCCATTTCAAGCAATGGATTTAATGTATAAACAAGTTGATGTCTACATGATGACATCGATTTACGAAGGTGCGTCAACGCCATTATTAGAAGCAGGCGTTTGCGGGATTCCGATTATTGCAGCACCAGCAGGTTTAGCACCTCAATTCTTGTCAAATGGCGGTGGAGTAATGACTGAAACATTCGATGAGCAGGAATACATTAAAATGGCAGTAAATGTTTTGAAATTCTGGAAAGAAAACCCAGATCATTTGGAAAAAGAATCAGTAATAATCAGAGAAAATACACTACAAAATCACACTTGGAATAGTGTAAAACATCAGTGGGAAAAAGGCATAATGGAGTTTATTGAAACAAAATGAGCGACTATACATTTGAATCGGCATATTGGGGAGACTGCTGCAATACTTTTGACGAGGATCAGAAGCACTATGTCTACGCGAGATATATGGGACTGAAGCAAGTTGGCTACTCGTTCGATGTAGCAGGCGCGAGGATCATTGACATTGGTGGTGGCCCAACATCCATGCTGCTTAAGACAATCAACCTTGGCAAAGGATTGGTTGTTGATCCATTGGAATATCCAAAGTGGACTTATGACAGATATGCGGCGAAGGGGATTGATTGCTTGGTCTTCCGTGGAGAAGATGTAATTGAAGAAGGATATGACGAGGCGTGGATATACAACTGCCTCCAGCATACCGACGATCCAGAACTGATTATTCAGAACGCATTAAAGTCAGCAAAGAAACTAAGAATCTTTGAATGGGTAAACATACCAGCGCATGACGGACATCCAGTAGAACTGACCAAAGAAAAGCTGGATCAATGGATAGGTAAGGAAGGTAAAACAATCCAACTCGCAGAGTCTGGATGTTACGGAACCGCTTACTACCTATGAACTGGGACGAATACGCAATGAGCATAGCCGAGGTAGTGGCTAAGAAAAGTAAAGACCCGTGGCATAAAGTCGGCGCGGCGATCCTCAGAGAAGATTATTCCATAGCATCAGTAGGGTATAATGGATTCCCTCAAGGTGTAGAAGAAGACTGGTCATCGAGAGAAGAGAGATCGAAGTTTGTAATCCACGCAGAGCAGAATGCCTTGAGATATACCAACCCCGGCGAAGGAAAGACACTGGTATCCACCCTACTACCTTGTAGAGACTGCCTAAAGACCATAGCCGCCTATAAGATAAAAAAAGTTATTTACAAAGAAATATACAAATCTGACCCAATAGCCTTAGAGATAGCAGAAAAAATGGGAGTCACAGTAGTCCAATTTAAGCAGGAAAAACTAACCTCCTACTGGGATCATAGCGGAAAACCATCTGTATTCGTAGTAAAGCGGGGAGATACAATTATCCACTGCGGAGGATACCAAAATGGAGCAAAACTACTCGATATATGATACAGAAATTCACAAAAGAACAAGCGAATGAAACTGACGACTGGTATGTAAACGCAGAGGAATATGATAGCCTCGCCGCCGCTGCTCACGCGCTGTTATCCACGATAAACAAAAAACTACCCATAGGATCATTCTCGCTTTTAGAAGAAGAGTATAAGAACCTACGGAAAGCACTATACCCATGAATGACCAAGTAATGGCAATAATCCTAGCATGGAGCATAGTGGTAGCCTGCTTCATCATAGAAACAACAACTAGAAGGTAACAATTTGAGAGCAATAACGTGGTATTGTGGCGGAGGGCAGACCTTGGCGGGTGTGACTCTGGTTAATAAATTATACCATTCCAGTAACCACATAAAACTGGGACTCTCACTATCGGTAACGATAACCAATGAATACAAAAATCGGCGCACTCCCAACTCATCGCTACATCTGGATAGATAGCGAATACACACACGAAAAACCCGTAGGGCCAGTAGAGGCTATGTGGGTAGGACTAACCTCCATACCAAGCAGAGCATGGGGAATAAACGTCATCCTACGCGAAGGCGGCGCACTCTACAGAAACTTGCCACCAAACGCAGTAAGGTTCAAAGAACAAGCATTAGAAAACTGGCGCATAGAAGAATCCCAACTCTGGGACTGCTACTCATACAACTTCACAATCCTACAAAACCCAATCCTAAGAGGAATGCCAGTAACAACGAAGATAGGCCCAAACATCCTAAAGGGAACCTACCTGTTCTCAGTAGCCCACCTAAACGACGGATGGTCAGATAGCCCAGACCAAGACAAAGAATTCATCTTCATAGAACTCACCAACGGAAGGCTAACCATCCAACCCACAAACAAAGTAGCCTTCATAGACAACTCCTACACCCTTCCCACTACCCTCCCAAAACTAAAACTCCAAGAGACTATTTACTCATGCGAAAACTAAAGGATGGTTATCGGAAACGATAATACATACGACATTAGCATGCGACATTAGGGCAAAGCATAAGACATAGGGAGAAGCATAAGACATAAGACTTGTCAATAGACTATATTGACATACAAAATAGCGGTTTTTATGGGGAGAGGGGTTTCCGCATTGGGACGTGCGCGAGCTGGGCTGTGTGGGGGGAGGGGGTGAGGGCGTCCATCCTCCAGCAAATAAGAGATTCCTTAGGCCCATGCCCTGCCTACGCTGTGCCGCTGTGCTATGTCATAGAGTAATGATCGTCCTATGTCACAGCGTAGCCTTGCCAATGATACAGGGTGAACATGATCGCCAATGATTGCGGCCTTGTTGAGACAGGGATCATTGCCATTATCGACGCTATGTGATTATCAGATGTTATTAGTCTCAGTAACGAATAGGGTATAATGCAACCAACTTGCA